GCCCGCATTACGCGGGCTTGAGCTGGCCGTCGTGTGGCATCATGCCGCACGTCGATCAGTCCACTACCGGTCCCTAAGCACTCGGCTCTCTTTGCGGAGGGCTGGGAACATAGGATGCTTATATGCCAGCGCAGAGTGCGTCCTTACGGACGCATAAATACAGAGGGAATAGTGACCAACAAGATATGTCGTGGGAAACCACGGGAACATATGGAGTTGGCAACGGAAGCGGTAGCTACGGGCAACGCGTACTAGGGTTCGAGACACTCGAAACCATAGGCGCGAAAACCCCTGGCTATTATGAATTGGTCGCTTCAGGCAAGCTGTTACCCCACACGTCCTTCCTACAGCATTATGCTGTAGGTTCGGCTAGTGGGTCGCAGAACCGTCTGGAGACCTTTTCAACGGGAAAGTGGAGGAGATCAGTTATTAATAACTTCGTCGCCTCCAATCCAAACCACTCGACGTCCCCCTTCCAGGGGATGCCTTCAGTGGTACTTCCGTATTATTACATCTCGATGAATGAGGCCCTCGCTCAAGCGGACCAGGATAACCTACCAGGTTTAATCCAGGAAGCGCAGAGTAAGGCTTACTCGTCGGGACATGATACACTTACCTTCTTAGCGGAACTTCACAAGGTTAGGGACATGTTTGTGAAAAGAGCCAACCGGCTCCTATCACTACCTGCACCAAAACGTTGGGATAAGACCAAACCAGGTGACTGGTTGGAATGGCGTTACGGTTGGCGAACTGCACTCTTCGACATACAAAGTCTTAGTGATGCGCTCGTCAACGTGTACGCGAACCGCAAACGTATTAGTCAGAGGTCTGGTTTAACCCAGAACTTCACCACCCATACTTATTTGGGTGAGACAGCCGCTGAGATCGATACGTATATCCACCACATCTCTACAGAAGTGGAGGTTTCGTACCGAGGCTCGGTGACTGCTGACTTTTCTGCGCCGAGATTTGCCATAAATCCGGTGACTACGGCGTGGGAATTGCTTCCCTACTCCTTCATCATCGATTGGTTTATCTCGGTAGGCTCATGGCTGAACAGCCTGAGCTTCTTGGCCCTTAGTGAACAGAGCTATACTTCAGGAGGATACCAAATCCAAATGAAGCAGCACCTGGAACGTCGAGTTCTCACGTGGCAACCCATCGGAACCACACAATTCAGTGGAACGAGAGAGTTGTACACGGATTGCGAGACGGTCACTAAGGTACGCATCCCAATGAGCGCTTCCTTTCGACCTACCTTACGGCTTAAGTTAGATGGACTGAAGGTCATAGACCTTTTGTCAATCATCTATCAGCGGCTTCGGTAGATAAGGAGCTTTAACCATGGCAGCAATGACCACGGTCCTCACGGAATATTCCAGTAATGGAAATTCAAAAACGTACTCTGTCTCAGGTCACACCATTTCGAAACCGAAATTGGTTTTGGCCAAGAGAAAGGTGCCAACCGGGAATCAGACTGTGTCCGAAGTTTCCCTCGATGTGGTTTTCGCCACTGAGGATTCTGACGGCGCTATTCTGACCTCGAAAATCGTTGGATCCGCGACTGTTCGTTTTCCCATTGACGGGACAACTGCAGATCGTGATGCAATGCTTGTCATTCTGCGAGACGCGGTTGCGTCGGACGAGATGACAGCGTTGGTGAGTAGTGGGACGTTCCCCGCTGGCTAAGCTTCTAGGCTTCTTTGCTCTTCTCGCCTTTATGGCGATGATGAGTTCAGGAGGTCCAGAGGCCGAGGCCGCGGGTAGCGCTTTCTCTACTGTTCTGGAGTGGGCCAAAGGCCTACTCTAGTACACCAACATATTACCTGATAACAGGAGTATTGCAATGGATCCATTGGTTACTACTAATAGTACCAAGAACGTAGTGTACTTGATAGCAAGACAATACGTTGACGACTATCGCCCGTGTATTCATCCAGACCTATGGAAGGTTTTGGACGGCTACATCCGTAGCCGGAACCTTCCGGGCCTGGCGAATGCGTGTGATCTCTTCAACCCACAAAGTAATGGATTGGACGATCTACGTCACCTGTCACAAGTTGCATCCTTCTTTAAGAAGAATGTAGTCTTCTCCGACCCTCAAGTTTGCGAGGACGCCGCGACTCTTGCCTTTCACAAGGCGGAGAAACGATGCCGAATCGCAAATAAGAGACTCGATTATTACTTTCATAGAAGGGATCGTCTCGATCCTACACTAGAAAGACAAATTAGTCGAGCGGAGGGGTTCATCACCCGTGTTCTAGGAGACTTCGATCGATTTCTGGAGAGTTTACCTCACCGGATTAGAGTCACACCTGGCGCCACCTCGACGCTTTCAAGACGGAAGTCGCTACCCTTCATGAAGGTAACGATGAAACCGGCTTGTACTCCTGGGGCTGTCCCTTATGTCAAGGCACTCTATCGCTATTACGGCTATAGGGCACCGAGATGTAAAACAGTCCTGGAGAATCGCGTCGCGGCCGTACCAAAGAACTGGAAGACGCATCGATTAATTGCCTGCGAGCCGACACATAATGTGCCGATTCAACTGGCTTTCGATGATTATGTAAAAGGCAGGTTGCGCCGTAATGGCATCAATCTGTCCGACCAGTCCTTAAACCAAGAGCTCTCTCGCATCGGGTCGATTGACGGCACTTTATGTACCGTTGACCTATCAGCTGCGTCCGATACTCTGTCTTTGAACGCTGTCCACTGGCTTCTTCCGAGGCCATGGGCAAAGTTCTTGACGGATGTTAGGACTCCTCGATATGAATTTCGAGGTGAGACCGGCACGTATTCGAAGTTCTCCTCAATGGGGAACGGAACTACGTTCGGCTTGGAGTCTCTTGTTTTCGCTGCGTGTTGTTATGCGCTCAAGCCGGCGTGCTTTAACGTCTATGGAGATGACATAGTCATCGACACGGACAAGTACGCAGACCTACGGCGCATATTATCCTTCTTCGGCTTTTCGATCAACGATGCCAAATCTTTCTTCACGGGCTCCTTTCGGGAGTCCTGTGGAACTGACTGGTATGCTGGATCGAATATAACCCCGTTTTATTTACGTGACTGGGACGTCTCGAAGTCTTCGAGACCAAATCTCTGCCACAATGTAAATGGCCTGGCGAGCATTGCGCTCCCTGGCGGGGACCTTTGGCACTGGTTATTGCGGCTCACAACCGCAAACCGGCTTCCTTTGGTCCCTTATAACGAGGCTAGCACTTCTGGTGTCTGGATAGACATCAGTCGTGCGCACAAGCTGAAGTTGTTCTACTACGAGAACGGTTTGACCACCTTTCGATCCTACGTCTCTAAGACTAGGAAAATGAAAGTGTATGATAGCCGTACTCTCTTCCTCTGGCACCTTGATAAGTGTAGAGAAAGTAATTTCCCGGCCTATGGAGTAATCCAACAGCTAGGAAATGTAGTAGTTCGCAGCGTGGTACCGACCTTGAGTAATAAGTACGTTCTCAAGAGGGTCAACTGGATCCTTCCAGTTGGCGGCCCGCTAGATGACATCCCTAAAAGGAGTATTCGTGCTCCCGATAAAGGTCGTCACTCTAGTGAACCCGATCACCTGTTCTGGTGGTCGGACGATTTGGAGCTCGCTATTCGCTAGCTAG